ATTACTTCATTTGCCATCTTTTTTGCAATATCAACAAATATAAACGCCTCCTCTGCGGTAGAAGGATATAAACCTTCGGCTATATCTTTAAGTGCCTTAATTGCCTCTTCTGTTAGTTTAAGAGCATCATTATAGCCTTTTTCGTATCCCTTACTTAACAACTCTTTAATAGATTCATCTCCGAAACCTTCATTATTCCAATCATACTCTATTACCTCTCGACTTATCCATTCGTCTTTGTCTTTTATGTCTAATAAGGATTGTCTTTCTCTTAAGGTTTTTAGCTCACACACAACCAAATCGATAGCCATACCTATTTTAACAGGTGATTGCATCTCTATATCAGCACCCTTTCGCCATTTATTGTGAAGTTCAAGTACTTCTATTGCTTCATCTATTGTCATTTGATTGATTCTTTAATGGTTTCTATTTTAGCTCCAAGATTTAAACGCTTCCTTACGATTTTCTCGCAATCTTTTCTTACAAAAGCATCAAAATCCGGAAAGTAAACGTATTGCTTTCCATTTATCCAAACCTTCCCAAACTTAGCTCCTATCGAAATAATTGGCTGTTTTGAGGCATTCATAATCACAATAGGTGTGTCATTTTTTCTTCTCATTTTTCCTGATTTTCCTTTTTATTGCATCTATTATAAAATCATTATTCCGAAATTTACATACAGGTTTCATCCTTAATTTGAATTCTACGAAATCACTCAACGTTTCATTTTTTTGCAAAATACCAGCCAATGCTTTTTTTGTCCCCATAAAGTCAGGGTTTTCACCACTGTCTCGTTTTCTATCACACAAGACGTAGTTTACATTGTCAACTTTTTTTACGCTATATTTTTTTATAAGATTTTGAATATCCTCTTCCTTTACATTTGCATTATAAAATATAGCTTCTTCTTCTTTTGTCAGATTTATTTCCCTCATAATTTTATTGTTTTTATTATCACGCATTCTTATGCGTTTTAAGCGTTTATTTTTTCTTTACTTAGTTAGATATTAATTCAACCATAGATAATCGTATCTAAGCCGTTTATTTGCGTTTTGCGATGTTTCTACCAGCTTCATCTTCCTATACTAAAACGGTGTTTCGTATTCTCGTTCATAATTTCCCGAAACAAATGTCCCTGTAAAAGGCTCATCATCTCTAAAATCGGATATAGTGTCATTTACCCAAAACTCTATATCCCCAATCATCCCCTCTCTGTTTTTGGCAATTCTGATTATGCCTCTATGCGGGTCTGCCTCGTCGTTGTAATAATGCTCTCTGTGTATAAATAATACAACATCTGCGTCTTGTTCTATTGCTCCGCTATCTCTTAAATCGGCTAAAATAGGTATTTTATCCCCCCTCCTTTCAACCTCTCTGTTTAATTGCGATAATAACACCACAGGTATATTTAAATCTTTTGCCATTATTTTTAATGTCCTTGTTATTTCCGCTACCTCATCATTTTTTGTCCTAACTTTCACAAAAGGGGCTTCAATTAATTGTAAATAATCAATCAAAACTATATCACATTTCCCCTTCCGCTTAAGTTTCTTGGCTTGTGATTTGATTTGTTGCACCGTCATTAATGCCGTGTCATTAATCTCGATAGGTAGTATGGATACATTTTCCTTCCCACTAATCATCGACACGTATTCCTCTGGCGTCAACCTCCCTGCCTTGTAGTTATTCGAATCAATTCCGCTCTCTGTAATTATCATTCTGTCAACCAAAGATATTTTTGTCATTTCGAGTGAAACGATAAAAACATTATATCCTTTCTTTGCTGCCTTCCTGGCTATGTTTAACATAAAAGCCGTCTTTCCCATTGCAGGTCTGGCTGCAATTATGTTTAATGTTCCCTTTTGAAATCCATTCAAGATTCTATCCAATTTATTCAATCCTGTATGAATTCCTACATTTTTCCCCTCAAGCACCATTTTCTCTCGCTCCTTATAAGCTGCGAAAGCCTCCGATGCTGCGTATGTGATATTTACTGTTTCGTTTTCTATTGCACTGTTTAAAAGATTCTCTATATCCGATAAGTGTGCATCAATTAAATCGGAAACATCAACCGACAAATCGTTGCTATCCGAAAATGTTTTTGCACACGAAAGAATTAATTTTCTCCTTATGTAGTTCTGATATACAATTAACGCATGTGTTTTTATATGCGTTGCAGATGCAACTTCGTCTGTTAAAAAAGCCACTTTCGAAATATCGATATTTTTATCCGTTTTTTTTAATTCCTCAACTACGGTTATTAAATCGACTTGTGAATTTGCCTCAACCCTCAAAATTGCCTCGTAAACACTTTTCAGAAACTCATTGTAAAACATCTCTGGCTTAAGGAAATCAATCACATCATACACTGCATTTTTTTCCAAGAGCATCGCTCCTATTGTAGCTTTCTCTGCCTTCTCATTGTACGGTAGAGTAATGCTACATAAGTTTTTTATATCTCCGTCCTGTTGTTTCTTCATGTCTTCGCTTATATTCAATTCTAAACCAATTTGCGAAATGAAATTTTGCATCTCGCTCTGATTTTTTTGTTACGCCTTCGTTTTGTAGTTTCTTGAAATACTGCTCTAAATACTTGTCGAATGTCTCTGCACGTATTCGATTATTCATGCAAAATATTTCTTTCCACTGAATATCGTTACTTAATGCTTTTTGGCATTCATCTAATTCTGTGTCTATAACTCCATCCAAAGCGGTTAAAACTTCTTGGCTTGGTGGGTCGTGATTGGTTTTTATAACTTTTTCTCCATTTTTAGAAACTCCTTTCTTTTCTTTTATATATTTCTTTTCTTTATATTCTTTTCCTTCTTTATATTCTTGAGTTTGTTCCGCCGGTGTATCTATTGGTGTATCTATTAATGTTTCGTTTGGTGTTCCGTTTGGTGTTTCGTTTCCATTTTTTTCTTCTTTATAATTACTTGTATTGTTGTTAGTTATGGTATGTTTTTGGTGTTCCGTTTGGTGTTCCGTTTGGTGTTCCGTTTTTTGTCTGTTTTTACGTATTTTAACCTGTTTCGGTGTTCCGCCGGTGTATTCATTATCGTCTGGTAGTTGGTTGTAAGTACCATAATTTGAGAGAGTTAAGATGGTTTCACAGTGTTCCGTTCGCCTTTTAATTGCGTCTTCTGAAATAGCCTTTTCTAGAAAACGGCTTACTTTACCAACACTCCAATTCCATCGTTTTGCTAAATACCGTAAACTTGCATGTAATTCACCTCTGTTTATTGTTATTGTTCGTCCATTTTTTAGTAACCTTTTTTCCGGCTTTTCTTGATACCTAGCTAATTGAATTAAATCAATCCATGCTTCTGCATAAGAGAAAATTCTTTCCTGTTCCCAGAATTGTCCCTCAAAGAATTTCCTGTCTATTTTTATGAAAGCCATAGTTTTTTTAAAAGTATCAATTTTGTTTCCATTTTAGTGTGTATAAAAAACCCCAACCAGAAACAAAAAACTATCGGGTGGAACAAAACATAAAGATGAATATATACCGATAGTAAATTTGCCCTGATTGGGGTTATGTGATGCGTATGGAAAATTCTGTTTCATCTTTATTATTTTTGTTCCTGTACCAAAAGTAGTGAATAGAAATTTTATATACAAATTTTTGGAGTTAATTAAACTTAAATCTCTCGAATTTTTATTCCATGCATGTAAAGCATTAATTTTCGCTTAATGATATATGATTGCGTGCGGAATCCTTTGGTGTCTTCTACTACCAAGTTACCATTCTTATCTGTGTATTGAAAGTCGGCAATATATTTAACCGAGCGCTCAACACATTTCTTTTTACCGTTTACCACCTCAAATTGCGATGGTAAAAGTTCATACACGACCTGTTCTTTTAAATCAGAAATTTCACCAGCCCTCTGAAGTAATTTTAGTTCATTGCTACGGTAATATTCTTTTTTAGATGCGTAACCGTGATACTTCGTATTTTTATATTTCTGTCTCATCTCCCGAAGTAATTTTTAACTCTCCCGACGTCTTCTAAATTTACTTTTTGGACAACTTGCTCATATAGAGAGTTGAACATTTTGCGAAACTCTACATGATTATCAAACATTTCGTGATGTGTTCGGCAAGCAATTATAAGATTCCACTCTTCGGTGTAATATTGTGGCATAAGTGACCTTGGCAACACGTGGCAAAGGTCGTATCCACGCCCACCGCAAAAGAAACACACCTTTTTCATTTTCTTTTTAATCTTTGCCAATTCTGCATTTTTTTTGGCTTGTTTTTTACTCACTTTACGTATCATAATATTCATATTTTAGAAAAGTTTTTTATTTTCTGTTATCTTTTTCTTTTCTTTTTCGGGGCACTTTTTCTTTTTTTCCTGATGAAAGATTTTCAGGTTTAACTAATTTTATAGTTCGTGAGTCCACCCTTACAGGTATATATGTTTCCAATATTTCCCTGCCAAGAGGAGTCAATTTTTCAACCTGAATCCTCCTCTCATACCTTTCAATCATATCTGTGTTAAATAATATATTTCCCATTTTATTACTGATATTCTGATGTTTTTAATTGTTCTTTTTCGAAGGACAAAATAGACCGTAGTGCATCGATTTGATGAACACACGCACTATTGATTCTATCCAACTTATCCACTAAGAACGCCTCATCTTCGGCTATTGCATTCACTAATGCGTTCTGCGCTTTCGCAGACAAGTAATTTTCTTTAGCAATAGCAATAATTGTGTTTGCAATCTCCGACGTTACCTTGCGCCTGTGAATGCGTTTTGCTTCTGCCAACATACTTCCCGACCTTGCAAGATAAACCGATAAAGTTCTTATACGTTCAATAACTTCTGCAATATTATCCGAACATTCAACTTCGAGATAATTCTGCATTTTTTCAGCTTCTTCTAATAGCTTTTCCATTAAAATGGTGTTTTATTAAAGTTAATGTTTAAATTTTTACCAGCGATAAACACATTCTTTCCAAATCTATTTTCTACTGTTTTTTTAAATAAATCGGCGTCGCTATTTTGGTCGCTTAAATGAACAAGTACAATGTTGTTAACCAACGACAAATCAATAGCGCTAAGCCAATCCATGCACTTCTGAATGCTCATATGGGACATCCTTACTCTTTGCTCGTGAATAGGGTGAATAGTTCCATTCATTACGTTTTGCTCAATAATTTCATCGCTGAAATTAGCTTCTACGATTATATTATTGAGTTTTTTAAATGAGTAACCTATTTCACCTGTATCTGTAATAAAAACAACTTTACCCATTTCTGGGTGTTTTAATAGAAACCCGAAAGTAGGGACGTCGTGTTCTACCGAGAACGGCTTCACAAAAAAGTCTCCAAACTTATACTCATGCTGATGGTTTGCTATGATACAACCAGGACTATTTATTCCGTAGCTATTAAACACGCTTTCATCAGCTAAAACAGGAATGCCTGCATCAATAAAATCAGGAACGCTTTTCGAATGGTCTTCGTGGGCGTGTGAAACAACACACGCCCGAACATCCCTCAAATTAAAATTTAATGCTTTTTTATATTCTCTAAATTTCACACCTGCTTCTAAAATTAAGCATTCACCTCTATCGCTCTCAAAGATATACGCATTATCCTTTGATGAGCTCCCTAAACATTTTAATTTCATTTTAAAATAACATTTGTGGAGTAGTTGCTTGTTCTTCTTTTTCTTCTTCTACATTTATAGGAGCGTCTTCTTGTTCCTCTTCTTCTATAAAT